AAAAGGTGGAATTATTTCGAATAATCAAGCATATATTTCTATTATTCATAACTTTTTAAAAGCTAATATACTAGATGAAAACAGACGCAACAATTTAAAAAGCGTTTTGTTTCAATATGCTATTAAAGAATTATCAACTAACGGAATCTTTTTGGATTACAAACACGACAATAAATGTCCTAACATGACCATAGAGGATTATATTAACTCCGTATTTATTAAAGATAATCATTATTCAGTTAGAGAAGCGTATACTGGAAATGACGGATATGATATTTGGCTTGCAACTCTCGGTCTTTTGAGAGAAATGATGAATTTATTAAATTAATAATCCTATCCAAATATTAAGTTGAATTATATACAAAAAATTGCCAATAGAAAAATCAAATGGTACAAGATATTTATTTTTTTATAGTAGGAATAGTAACTGATTTATAATGACGTTCACATATAATAGGAATTTTATATGGATATTTTTGTATAGTTATTTGTATAATTTAAATAAAAAATAAGAGCGCAGAATGCGGTTTTTTATCTCTTTGTAGTCAAGTAAAGAGAGAAAATGAAAGTATACTTGCCGTAAAATAGGGTATAACCCTTGTCTTTATAGTGTACTCTATTTTGTCACTCATTTCTCGTTCCTGCTCATAGCCTCCTTATAGACGACATAATAGGATACAATGTGACCGCTATATAGACGCTGATATATGGGTACGGATTAGAAGTACGGATTGTGCGCAGGTAACAGAGTACAAAGTACGACACTATTAGACTACCATTTTACACCCTTTAAGACAAGTAATAACACTATTACCATTTCTCAAGTAATTCATCCAACTCATCCAATGTGCTTTCTTCTTTTCCTTCTAACATTGCCATTAAATTACTAGGATGGTATTTGTTTCTTATTTTAGGTTCTCTTATACGCACCCATAACAAATATTGGAATTGTTTTTTGTATTTTAAAGCATAAAACAATTCTCTGAACTGATTTATTATTTCTATTTGGTTTCGAAGTTGTGTAATATAGTCAGTCATAGATAATGATTCATCTGGTTTAATGTAATAATCAAGAATTGGATTATTATTAAAATAAAATATTTCTAAGGCAGATGGTAGTAAAGGCAAACACGACAGTTCATTATTATAACAATACATTATTTTTAAATTAGATGGTAAGGGTGGCAAATATGTAAGTTGATTATTTGTGCAAGACAATATTTTTATTGTAGATGGCAGTAAAGGCAAATATGTTAGATTATTATTATCACACCACAATTCTGTTAAAGTTGATGGTAATGGAGGCAAATATGTTAGTTGATTATTATTACAACCTAATTCTCTTAAAGTAGATGGCAGTAAAGGCAAACACGTCAATTGATTACTATGAAAATACAAACTTTTTAATGCAGATGGTAGTAAAGGCAAATATGTTAGTTGATTCCTATCACAACGTAATCCTTTCAATGTAGATGGTAGTAAAGGCAAATATGTTAGTTGATTCCCACTACAATACAAATATTCCAATGTAGATGGTAGTAAAGGCAAACTTGTCAGTTGATTCCTATCACAAGATAATAATATTAAAGTAGATGGTAATGGAGGCAAATATGTATGTTGATTATTACAACATCTTAATTTTTTTAATTTATAAAACCGTGACAAATCTGGAAGATGATCGGAAATAAATTCAAAGTTTATTTCTTCCGCATAATCTGAAAACAGGGTGAAAAACTCTTCAATTGTTTGAAAATCCATTGCTGAAATAATTAATGTGTCTTAATAAATACTGATTAAAAAAAATCAATTTTTTAATTTTAAAAAAACTTAAATGCTCATTGTAAAAACTACATAAAATAACACTATTACCATTTCTCAAGTAATTCATCCAACTCATCCAATGTTATGTCTTCTTTTTCTTCTAACATTGCCATTAAATTACTAGGATGGTATTTGTTTCTTATTTTGGGTTCTCGGACATGAAACCATAATATATCTTGGAATTGTTTTTTATATTTCATACTATAAAACAATTCTCTGAACTGATTTGTTATTTTTATTTGTTCCCGAAGTTTTGTAATATATTCAGTCATAGATAATTTATCTTGTTTAACATAATAATCTAGAAACATATTATCCTGACAAAACAAATCTGTCAATGTAGATGGCAGTAAAGGCAAATACGTAAGTTGATTATTAAAACAATTTAACATTTTTAAATTAGATGACAATGGTGGTAAACATGTCAGTTGATTATTAAAACAATACAATTCTTTCAAAGTAGATGGCAATGGTGGTAAGTATGTCAGTTGATTATTAAAACAACTCAATGTTTCCAAAACAGGTGACAAATTTGGTAAATATGTAAGTTGATTATCAAAACAAACCAATATTTTTAAAGTAGATGGTAAAGGTGGTAAACACGTAATATTGTTTCTAAAACATTCCAATTTTTCCAAAGTAGATGGCAATGGTGGTAAACTTGTAAGTTGATTATTAAAACAACTTAATTCTTTCAATATAGATGGCAAATCTGGTAAACACATGAGATTATTCTTATAACATTCAATTTTTGTCAAAGTAGATGGTAATGGTGGTAAACTTGTCAGTTCATTATTATCACAATTTAATATTATCAAAGTAGATGGCAAATCTGGCAAATATGTCAGTTGATTATGATGACAACTCAATACTTTCAAATTAGATGGTAGTAAAGGTAAACATGTCAGTTGATTATTAGAACACCACAATTCTTTCAAGGTAGATGGTATTAAAGGCAAACACGTGAGTTCATTATTATAACATTTCAATTTTTCCAATGTAGATGGCAGTAAAGGCAAAGACGTCAGTTTTATATTAGAACAAATCAATATTTTTAATTTATAAAATCGTGATAAATCTGGAAGATGACTGGAAATAAATTTAACCTCTATTGTTTCCACATCATCCAAAAATTGGGCGAAATACTCTTCGATAGTTTGATAACTCATTATTTAAATAATTTATATGTCTTGGTAAATACTGGTTAAAAAAATTTCAAATTTTGTTTCATTTTTTTTCAATTTCATAACTTAAAAATTTAACTTAAAAAAATTAGGAAACCCTAATCTTTATTTTAAGTTAAATTAAATTAAGTTATAAATTGTGTTAAATATAAATTATACTATAAATATCATTATTATTCTTCAGTTATATACATAACAATACCTGTTGCGTTATCAGAGTTGTTACCGAAGTTCTTTCTAGCAAATGCTTGGTTTCTCAACATAAACGATTTACAAACTCGTTGCGCACCTAGCATCTTATCCTTTTCAATCGCCTTCAAACAACTCTTATCCATTACAAACTTTTGGACGTGATCATAAATCCAGTTATCCCAAACCCCGTCAGAACACAAAACAACACAAACCGAAATGGGATCTGGTTCTGGTTCTACTTCTTCAGATGTCACAACGTTTTCACAAGTTGTTAATATATCCGCACGACTTTTATTTTCTTCTGCTTTAGCAAGTGCGATTTTCTCCTTCAACTCTTGAAATATAACATTTAAATCTATTGATCTTATTTCGGGTTTATGACTAACACCTAATATATTTAATGCATAGTCGCCCATCGCTCGTGTAGATGCCAATACATTCTCGCCATTTCTATCACTTACATATGTACCCTTTTCTTTTCGAACATTCTTATGGTAATATTCGAAAGATCCGTCTACAGGTCTTACACTTGGTTCTCCGTCTTCTGATATGTTGAATACTGGAGGACATAAGTTTTTTGATCTTCGTATCTTGTCATAAATGCACAATAATTCAGCGTGATTTGGATTTTCTTCACTTGATTTAAAAGCGCGCATTCTTTTATATTCATCTGGGTTTTCAGGCGAATGATCTTCGCTTGTTAATACAATGTAATTTGTTGGGATACTACTTTCTTCTTCACTATGTACAACGACCTTATCAGGATTTGCCACATCCTTTTCACACTTCAAATGTTGCGGTTTGAAAATAGGATGCTTTGCGCATAAAATGCCTGTACTATCTCCTACATTTGCTATCCACATCTTTTTTTCCAATACCAATACAAGACTAAATGTTGTGCCGCATTTATTATGTTTATATTTCTCTACGATTTCACTTTGTATATATTCAAACGCATATTCCAAAAATGCCACAGGATTTTCTAGTAATTCGCTCATTTTTTCACCCACTAATACAGTCATTATTCGTTCGCATAATTCAGAAACCTCTTCGCCTTTTATACCGTGACCATCTGCTACACCAATTAAACATCCGTCGTGCTCTACAAACGGAATAATTATCTTTTTATCCTGGTTGGGTTTATAATTACATCCTCCAATATCGGTGTCCCATCCTATTTGTAAATTAACCCTTGAGGTCTTCTCCTGTACCATTTCAGTATTCTCCTGTGCCATTTCAGTATTCTCCTGTACCATTTCAGTATTCTCCTGTACCATTTCAGTATTCTCCTGTGCCATTTGAAAGACAGTTTCTACGTTATCAGCGCTCATTCTTAAAAGTTTATTTAGTTAGTTTCAACCGTTGTGTTTAATTATTATTTTATATCTTTTTATTTTTTGGTAAAAAGTAATTCAATTTTTTTTGAAATCAGAAAAAAATAAAAATAAAAAATTAAAAAAATAAAAAAATAAAAATAAAAAATTAAAAAAATAAAAAAATAAAAAAATAAAAATTTAGTTTTTAGTAAAAATTTAAAAAAAAATAAAAATTGAAATACTTTTTTAAAATTATTGTAAGGTATAAAAAATATATAATCCAACTGATTTAAAATCAATCAAATTTAAATCACAACTAATATTATTAATTATTAAAATGAACCCCGGACAAACCTTTGAACAAGTTGATTTACATATCAACGACAACGACGAGACATGGAAGGAGTCGCGCCTTACCTGCGCTTACGACCCGCTTTATGATATATACAGCCCGTTATTCGACTTTGATACTCTACAGGAACCTGACCAACTGCCAGAAATGACTCGATGCCGATGCGATGACTCAGACCCCGAACCCTACTTAACCTGTTGTAATTGCGGTTATCTGGAGTATGAATACTATGGATACCGATATAAATCCTCCGCTTATTGTAATAAGTGCGCACTTGATATATGCGGCAAACTGATAGAGAAACCCAAGAACGTATTTCCGCGCGTTCATGTAAAGAAGGAGAAAAACGATTTCGCTTATTGTGATGAGTGTAACTATCTAATGTTAGATGAAGAAAAAATTGAGTATAATGGTGACATCCTCTGCTCTCCTTGCGTTAATGACGCCAAACTACTTTGTAAATATACACTAGAACAAAAATTAAATATAAGAATGTATGCCGAAGAGTATGGTCTTACTATTGAGGAATCAATTGATTATCAAACACATTGTCATTGCTGTGGCAAAGAGGTTAATGATGACATATTTGACGCAGAAAACCATCAATATTGTAAGAAATCATGCTTTGAACATTGCGAAGACTATTGGTATCATTGTTTCCGAGGTCAGGACTGTAAAGTGTGCAAAATATGGGAATACCACACACACCGCGCTAGTTCGATAGAATATGATATTGAACTCTCAAACTGCGAACCTGTTCTAAATGCGATAGATTGCTTCCAAGAGCTCCAGGTATATCCTCAATTATACGAATGTATTGAAGACCTAGTTCAATACTTTTGCCCTGATCGCCACTCGAGAAATGATTGGTAAAATAAAATATATTTGTATTTGTATTTGTATTTGTATTTGTATTTGTATTTGTATTTGTATTTGTATTTGTATTTGTATTTGTATTTGTATTTGTATTTGTATTTGTATTTGTATTTGTATTTGT